AGGAATGTTGCTAACACCAACTGACGTAGCACAATTTGAAAAAGGCGATATGAAAGGTGATATGGGTAGAAAGCCAAAGGCACTAACAGCCTTAGTTAGAAATACTGTAAACCAATTAGCACCATATCCAATTGGACTAGTATGTACTAATCATACTTACGCATCACAAGACATGTTTGATCCAGATGATAAAATATCCGGTGGACAAGGATTTGTATATGCATCAAGTATCGTAGTTGCTATTAAGAAACTAAAACTAAAAGAAGATATAGACGGTAATAAAGTTTCTACAGTACAAGGTATAAGAGCCGCCTGTAAAGTTATGAAGTCTAGATACAGCAAACCTTTTGAAGGTGTGCAGATAAAAATTCCATATGAAACTGGAATGGACCCGTACAGTGGTATGTTAGAAATGCTAGAAGCAAAAGGCATTGTAGATAAAGTTGGTAATAAATTATCTTATGTGTCACCAGTTACAGGTGAAGAAATTAAAGAGTTCAGAAAAGGCTGGAGTGGTGAAAAACTTCAGGTAATTATAGACGAATGGGGTCAAAATCCTAAAGTAGTTCCAGAAGATGTTGATGACAACTTTGATGAAACTGAATTAGATGATCCTTCAGTATACGAGGAGAACGTTGAATGATAGATTTAACTTTAATAATAGAAACTTGGGAATGTGTAAAGCCTTCAGTCAATCCAAAAGAACGTGACGAAGTTTGTGCAAATTTAGTAAGAGTTTTTGATGATCAAGGTATGGTTGATTATGACGAAGTAAGTGTAAATGATTGTGACAAACATCTACGCCAAGCAATTGAAGAATACTTTGAAGTAGAAGATCATGCAGAAGAAGAAGAGGACTGGGATTAGTAATGGCAGGCTGGTATAACAAAGTATCTGGTAATTTAACTAAAATTGTAGACGCAATAGACTACTTTGAGGAAGAATTATTAGAGGCAAAGAAAGAATGTTATATCAAGGGTAATGTGGAACGTAATAGTGCATCATTACCTGGCATTACAGAACACCGGTTCAATCAGTTACAAGAAATAGAAGCAATACTTGAACATATTAATATTCAATTAAGAAAAACAAGAAGTAAAGTTTTTAGAAATTTCTTAGAAAGTTATAATAGAACATTAACAAGTAGAGATGCTGACAAATATGTAGATGGTGATGATGAGGTTGTAACACTGACCTCTCTTGCCAATCAGTTTGGTTTATTAAGAAATCAGTATCTTGGTATTATGAAAGGATTAGACACAAAGCAATGGCAGATAGGACATATAGTGAAACTGAGAACAGCAGGTATGGAAGATATATCAATCTAGATATATTAGACGACTTACTTGAATCAATACACGAACTTAAAGACGATCAAAAATTTATTCTGTCATTAGACGAGTCAGTTGAGGACACATTACACGATGTAATTAAGACATATCTGAAGTGGCACCAAATAAAAGTAATACCTAATGCAAAGAAAAATGTTTTAGGTACATTACATCAATCACCCAATAGATTAGTACTAGTTGCAGAAGAGAAAAAATCATTTCCTTACTTTTACGATAATCTTGATACAGAAATAAATGTAGATAAATTAAAAGAAAATGTCCTATCGCATACAGGATATCATGATATGACTTTTCAGTCATCGTGCGATGGCTTAGATATATTTACTGGTATAATGACTATAAGAGAATATTATAGACATAATATGAAAGCACATAAAGATTGTGTTATCACAGTAAACAACGCAGATATAAACACAATAAATGCATTAACGTATTCAAATTCAACCGCATTAGCAGTTAGTTGCATAGATAATAATATAGACTTAGAAACACTTACCAATCATTGTGAGGAATCTGCAGAATTTATTTCTTGTATTATTTTAACAGACGATATAGAAAATGTTAAAGAAGTATGTGATATTGCTCATGCACATGATGTTATGGTTTTTAAAACTACATCATACAATGACATATTAAAAGGCAAATACTTATTGGATTGTGGTGTAGATGTAATTGGGTTTGGTCCTGTAGCAACAACAGAAAAATTACATTACTATTTGCCAATGCATAAACAAGATAACACAGGATTATCGTTAGGATTTGGAACCGTATCTCAAACCGCATACAACAGACAAAGCATAGAAATATGCAAAAATATACCATTAGTAAATGTATAACTTTATAAACATTAATGGTACTAGGCTTACTCACTTACAAGCAATTAATAGTAAAATTAATATTGTTAAACCCAAAGACTTAGAACATTTTAAGGATCTTGTGAATGCAGGATATAAAGTACTTATTGATGCATTTAATAATAAATCCATCGAAAACAATATCTACATTGACTACATAGAAGAAAATAATATACATATTTTTATTGATGCGTTGATGGAAGCAAATGTTATGAAATTTCATAATGTAAATATTAACACAGAAAAAACATTACTAATTTCTAATTTAGAATTAGAGTTCTATGGAGAGATGAATAACGCAATATTGTTTCCATATTTTTTTGTGCAATGTTTTGCGTTTTGGTCAGGCAAAGAAAACTTATCTAAAGACGCAGTATTCAAACCACTAACAATAGATGAACATTTATCTGCTAACAAAAAATCATGTTTATGTCTTAATGGCGTAAATAGACTAAGCAGACAATTTGTGTACGACTACTTTAGAGATAATAACTTAATAGAAGATTCCACATTTTCTTTTCATAACAAGTTCTCAGAAGAAGAATGGGAAGAAAAATATCCAAAAATTGTGCTGTCTAGCGATGTTAATATAAAGCAGAAAACACTCGGTTTTACTTGGGATAACACATTTAATAATGATTGGTTTAAAGATACCTTGTTTAATCTGGTTACAGAAAGCGATGCTCATAATGAAGCCAATAGAACAAGCCACGCATTCTTTAAAAATGATAATTGCTTTTTCCCTACAGAAAAAGTACTCAAACCTATTTTTAATGCTCACCCTTTTATATGCATTGCAACACAAGACTTTCATAAAAATCTAAAAAAATATTTTGGTTTTGAGTTATACGATGAAATTTGGGACTATAGTTTTGACGACGAACCAGACGAATTAAAAAGATGGCTAATGGTATGCGAACAAGCAAAAGACAAAATAGAAAACGGAATAAATTACAATTTAATTAAAGACAAATTAATCCACAATCAATCTATATTTTTAAATGAAGAAACACATAAAAAACTTGTGTCTGATTTTCTTTTAGAGATTGACAAAACACATATTTAATGTATAATAAACTTTATGGTTAGACAAACAAGATTAGAAATAAGAGACGAAGTAAACATTAAGTTTCACGACTTAGATGTAGCCACACGTAGGAAACTATCTGATACTTGTAAATACTTTTTACCTTATGCATATCACATGCCAGCATACAAATTAGGTCGCTGGGACGGTTATGTGAGATACTGTGATGTAGGTGGAAGAAGTTATTTGAACTTATTAGATAAACTAGTACCAGTGGTAACAGAACTAGGATATGAAGTTGTTCTTGATGATAAAAGAGAACAATGGGACTTTGCATTTGACAAGGTTGAACAAGACACATACGAACAATTTAGTTGGCCTAAGAAACATCCTGCAGAAGGATTACCTATTATACTTCGAGACTATCAAGTAGAAATAGTTAATAAGTTTTTAGCAAACCCACAATGCATACAAGAAATAGCCACCGGTGCTGGTAAAACATTAGTAACAGCCGCACTTAGTCATCAATGCGAGAAGTACGGTAGAACAATAGTGATAGTACCTAATAAGGACCTTGTAACGCAAACAGAAGCGGACTACAAGCATTTAGGACTAGACGTTGGTGTTTTCTACGGTGACAGAAAAGAATACAATAAAACGCATACAATTTGTACATGGCAAAGTTTAGAAATACTACACAAAAAATCTAAGGCCAAAGAAGCAATAGACTTTGATATAGGCGAATTTATAGACGGTGTTGTTTGTGTAATGATTGACGAAGTACACAAAGCAAAAGCAGATGTGCTAAAACAATTATTAAGTAGTGTATTTTCTAATGTACCAATTCGTTGGGGACTAACAGGCACAATACCCAAAGATGAACACGAAGCAGTTGCATGTACAAGTACAATAGGTCCTGTGATAGGTCAATTGAGTGCAAAGGAATTGCAAGACAGAGGTGTCCTTTCTAACTTAGAAGTTAATATATTACAGTTAGCAGATACGCATGTAGGCTTTAACAGTTATGCACAAGAACTTAAATGGATTACAACAAACCCTGAAAGAATAGAATTTATTAGTCAACTAATAAACGGTATGACCGACAATGGTAATACACTAATACTTGTAGATAGAATTAAAACAGGTGAACTACTTGTAGAACAAAACCCAGATTGGGTATTTGTAAGTGGTGGCATGAAGCAATCAGAAAGAAAAGAAAATTACGACGAAGTTGCTGACGCTGAAGGCAAGGTTATTGTTGCAACATATGGTGTAGCGGCAGTTGGCATTAACATACCAAGAATATTTAATTTGGTATTAATTGAGCCTGGTAAGAGTTTTGTAAGAGTAATACAGAGCATTGGTAGAGGAATAAGAAAAGCCAAAGATAAGGATTTTGTAAATGTGTATGATATTACTAGCACACTAAAATATAGTAAAAAACATTTAACAGAAAGAAAGAAATTTTATAAAGAAGCAGAGTACCCATTTAAAATAACTAAAATTGAATACATATAATGATTGACTTTTTTATATTTGGTGCTATAATAAGACTTAGGGAGATTACATGAATATTTTAACAATAGAAAATAAAGTTTACGATCTGGATAGTGTACCAGATCAAATAAATGACCTGAGGTACTGTATACTAGATGTAAGTGATCCAGAGTTTTATGATTTTTACTGGCTAGAACTAATATTTTTAGAAAGTTTTTATTCACCAGCAGTTGTACTAAACATTGGTGGTAACGAAATTAAGATGCCAATGGATTGGAGTATTGCAATTTGTGACGATGACTATCATACATCAATAGAGATAGTGCCATTAACAAGTTTAAACAACAGAGGATTTAAAACTCCTGTTTTTAATCCAATGAATAACAAGATACCTTTAATAGAAGAAGTGTTTATTACAAACTATTATCAGGATATCAAATGGTTCTTTCCAAAGTTAAAACCAGGACATTTATTAGTAACACCAATTGAACAGAAACCTTTTCCTAAGAGTGTATTTTTTGTAAAAGAAGCAAATAAGATACCTGAAGTGGTAGATTTAGGAGATGTATTTTAAGGAGATATTATGACAAAAAGAAGATTTAGAATAGACGCAGGTCGTTATGGCGGAGAACTAGTAATAGGAGAAGTCAATCACGAGTTTGTTAAAAAAACAATAGGCATGGACGAGGAAGAGTTAGTAGAAACTGTACTATCATTTGATGACTGGGAAGAGCCAGAAGAAAATGAAAACGAGGAACACGAAGATCCTGAATCAGTTTGTGCTCCTAAAGATGATTACTATATGTGGGAGTGTGACGACATTGAACATATGAATGGTGCTCATGCAGATGGTGGATTTTTTATATATGAAGTACCAGCAGACGGCTCAGATGACTTTGATTATGAAAAGGAAGTAGCAACTACTGACGGTATTTGTATGTACGGTAGAGAAGGCGGTATCTTTGGAGATGACGAGCCAGAGTTGATTTGCGGAGATGACGAAGACGGTAATCACTATGTGCCAGTACTAGCATTTTTCAGTCAAGAAAAAGGCAATTTTGGTTCTTGGTTTGTAGAAACAGACGGAGAAGATTTTGATAAGTTTAAATTAGGTTTTGGAATATGCGAAACTAATATAGCAGAATTAGTCGATAGAGTGTATTATGATAAAGTTGAGCTCGACACTGATTATGACAATAATGATACTAGCGGAAAAAGTTATCATGCACAGACTGGTTGGATAAATATGAAGTGGCATGATGACCATGGAAAATATAATGAACTTGATGCTGATTACTTACAAGATTTTGACGACAATGCAGAATACGAAAAAGAACAGGCAGAGGATGGTCCAAGTTTCGAAGATACAGATGCAATAGAAGAAGTATTTGATAATTTAAAATAAAGGAGAAGATTATGGAAGACTTGATTAAGAAAGTTGAACAATGGCATAATGACAGAAACCTAATAGACGGTGCTACTGATAAAGACCAAGTATTAAAATTATTACAGGAACTTGGAGAACTTAGCGATAACGTATGTAAAGGCAATGACATAAGAGACGACATAGGCGACATGTTAGTAGTAATGATTAACATACTTGCTAGAAATAATTTATCATTGGATGAATGCTTAGAAGTAGCATACAATGACATCAAAGATAGAAAAGGCAAAATGGTTGATGGTATCTTTGTAAAAGAGGAATAAAAATGAAATATGAATTTACAAGTGAAAGTGTATCGGAAGGACACCCGGATAAAATAGCAGATCAAATATCTGACAGAATTGCTGATTATATTATAGCAGGTAATAGTAATCACAGAGCGGCAGTTGAAACATTAGTTACAACAAATATGGTTACAGTAGCAGGCGAATATAAAAGTGCTGTACCAATTAACAAAGAACACATAGAAGAAATTATTAGAGGTACTGTTAGAGAAATTGGATATGAACAAGATGGCTTCCATTGGGAGAATCTAAAAATATATAATGAGTTGCATGGTCAGTCACCTGACATTGCATTAGGTACAGATAATTTTGGTGCAGGTGACCAAGGTCTTATGTTTGGTTATGCATGTAAAGAAACACCAACATATATGCCAAGTGCAATATATTACAGTCATAAAATTTTACAATACTTAGCAAGTGAAAGACGTATATCATATTCATGGTTAGGTCCTGACAGCAAGGCACAAGTAACAATGGAATATGACGAAGTTAATCATCCTGTTAGAGTTAGTAGAGTTGTTTGTAGTAGTCAGCACACAGAAGAGTTTAGTTTAAATGCTGTACAAGACGGTATAAAAGAATTGGTAATTAAAGCATTGGAAGAAGCAAATGCACCAATTGATGACGAAACCGAATACCTAATAAATCCAACAGGTAAATTTGTAATTGGAGGCCCAGACGGAGATACTGGACTTACTGGTAGAAAGATTATTGTAGATACTTATGGTGGATATGCTCCACATGGTGGCGGTGCGTTTTCAGGTAAAGATTGCACTAAGGTTGATAGATCAGCGGCATACATGACTAGATACTTGGCAAAGAATATTGTAGCATCTGGTAAGGCAAGTAACTGTACTGTACAATTAAGTTATGCTATTGGTGTTAAAGAACCAACTAGTTTATATGTGTATGCTGACGGTGAAGTTAGAACTGACTTAGCAGATATGCTAAGAGATAAAGTAGACTTAACGCCAAAAGGAATCATAGATAAATTTAATTTATTTGATATTAAATTAGCAGACACAACTAACTATGGACACTTTGGTAATACCACTATGCCATGGGAACAAATTGATTTATTTTAATGAAGGAATTTTTTCAGGATTTAAAAAATGCTATAAGAACAGTTCCTAATTTTCCAATACCAGGAATACAATTTAGAGACATTACAAGCCTTATAGAAAATCCACTAGCATTTAACAAAGCACTAGTGGACTTAACTACCTTATCTTTTAAAGCAACAAAAATAGTTGGCATAGAAAGTAGAGGTTTTGTATTTGGTGCCCCGGTTGCCAGAGACTTAGACTTGCCTTTCATTATGGCAAGAAAGCCAGGTAAATTACCTAACAACACATACAAAAAAGACTTTGATTTAGAATACGGCAGTACAAGTTTAGAAATTCAAAAAAATACAGATTTTGTTGAAACTGATAAAGTTGTTATTATAGACGACTTAATTGCAACAGGCGGTACAGCAATAGCCTGTGCTGATTTAATACATGAAAATTTTAATGTACCAAAAGAAAATATTACAGTACTGGCAGTAATAGACTTGACAGACTTAGGTGGATTTGCTAAAATAACTAAACAAGGATACAATGCCGGTGCCCTTATAGAATACGAAGGTGAATGATGGCAAAGAAACCGCTACTACAAATAAAAGATATAATGTCTGCTGTAGACCGAAAAGACTACAACTACTATACTAATCTTACAGACGAGCAACGCAAAAGTTTAAACTTGTGGATGACTCAGCGATATGCTAGTAGTGTTCAAGGTAAATATGCTGGACACTATCTAGTAATGATAAATGAATTCATGAACATAAATTGGAGTGATGTAAGTAAGCACCCAGAACTGCAATGGAAGTTAATGTGTTTAGCAGGAGTAGGCAAAAGCCAGTTCCATCCATTTGTAAAAGTCCCCAAAGCAAAGAGAAAAAAAGATAAGGTAGAAGAATTGGTTAGAAGTATTTTTCCATTGGCAAAAAATGATGAAGTAGAATTATTAATGTCAATGAATACAAAAGAAGATTTAAAAGCATTAGCAGAAGTTAATGGCTTAGATGACAAAGAAATAAAGGAAATTTTTGCGTGAGTTTAACATGCACATATTGTAAAAAGACATTTATGAGTGAAAGAACTCTAAGTGCTCATATGTGTGTAAACAAAAGAAGGCACACAGATAAAGATTTAACTCATGTAAGACTTGCATTTAGAACATATCAAAAATTTTATGAAATAAACATGCATAATGCAAAAACAAAAACATATGAAGAATTTGCAGACAGCAAATATTATCAAGGCTTTGTAAAGTTTGGTAGAAAAATGGTCAAGGAAGATTTGTTAGAGCCTAATAATTATGCAGAATGGTTAATTAGAGAAAGCATAAAGTTAGCAGACTGGACTAAAGATGCAACATATGATATCTATTTAAAAGAACTAATAAGAAAAGAGCCAGCACAGAGAGGTATTGAAAGAAGTGTAAAATGTATGCAGGCTTGGGGTCAAGAGAAAGACATTGCATGGAGTGACTACTTTAGAGAAGTAGCACCACAACTGGCTGTATATCATATAAGAGGCGGCAAAATATCACCTTGGTTCCTATTCCTAAGTGAAAGCGGACAGGATCTTTGGAGTAAATTTAACAGCGAACAAGTGGACTTAATTAAAGATATTGCCGATCCAGGATTTTGGAAAAGAATATTTTTAAAAAATGCAGAAGAAGTAAACTTAGTACAAGACATTGCGGAGGCGTCAGGACTATGAAAAAACAAGAAGAAATGCTAGTTATATGTATGGAAGAATGTGCAGAGCTCATTCAAGCATGTAGCAAAATGATACGTTTTGATGAACCATGTGATACAAAACAGTTGCAAGAAGAGATAGGCGATGTTATGTGTATGATAGAAATTCTTAAGGATGGCGGTCTTGTTACTGACGAACAGATACAAAAACGTATAAGAATTAAAAAAGAAAAACTAATGAAGTGGAGTTTATTGTTCCGTGAAGATTGATTTTGATGTAGATATCGATATGGCTAACCGCGATAAGTTACTGTCTGTGCTTAGGCACGTCAAGGGTAGTATCAAACGTCCAGGTGGCATGGAAAAACACAACACAGGCGTTTATATACAGCCTGTGCCCCATGATCCTATAACAGAGTTGAGCAATATTGATCACAAGGTTGCAGATGACCTAGGATACTTTAAATTAGATGTACTTAATAATAGTGTTTACAATAATATAGAATCAGAACAAGAACTAGATAGATTATGCGGCCAAGAGCCTATTTGGGATTTGTTTGGTGCAAAAGAAATAGTAGAACAACTGTTTCATATAAGCAATCATTATGATATTGTTAATCAACATAAGCCTACAAACATAGATCAACTAGCAATGATATTAGCAATGATAAGACCAGGTAAAAGATATTTGGTTGGCAAAAGTTGGGAAGAGGTTGAGAAGGAAGTTTGGATTAAAGGTGACAATGAAACATACTCCTTCAAGAAGTCTCACGCATATAGTTACGCAATGGCTATAGTTGTTCAGTTAAATAAGTTAGTCAGTCTTCTTGACTAATTGGATTGTTCTTCTTTTAATTCTTTTCTTAACTAGATTATGAATACTGGTCACTGGACCAAATAAAACATTTATATCTTTGTTATTAAAAGTTTTCAAACAATTCCTAAACGCTCTCATCTCATTAAATAAAAACACATCAATAGGAATCTGCCGATTACTTTCCCACCACCATGTTTCACCTAATTCTACAAACTGCTTTTTATCTTCAGGTGCTACTAGCACATTGTAATCGTAGAATGATGTGACTGCATTGTCTTGATTTTGAACTATACCAAAGTATTCTTTCTCACCATATGTTAGCATAGTGAAGAAAGGAAACTTTTCTTGTATTTCCT